GGTGTTATTCCTCCAATCCCGGACGAGTACAGGATGGCTCGTCCGAGTAGGGAATCTTTTGAATACACGTTCGGTCAATGTGCCGTATCAACACGATGCTGTTATGATAGAGCTATCGTGTCTAAGGCTGTGTCTAACTATGTTTCTCTGTTAGAGTCCAAAGGAGTTATGAATAGCACCGTTTGGGAGTGGGGCGATGTTTACAACCACATGAACAAGGATACAAGTGCTGGTTATCCAATTGGTGGTCCTAAGGGCGCCGGTTGGAAAGAGTATTTTCACCTGATCAAATTTTATTGGGATGAGGGTCATTCCTATTGTTATCCGGTTTATACCGGGTCGCAAAAGGAGGAGCTCCGCCCTATTGAAAAGGTGCGCTCCAATAAACTACGCTTGTTTTGTTCAGGTTCGTTGATAGACTATTGCTTCGCAATCAGATTGTACGGTGATCTTTTGAACCAGCTTACCGCAGTTAATACTGAAATCGGGTTTTGGCCCGGTGCGACGTATTTCTACGGTGGCTGGGATTCAATGGTCACCGGACTCCTTGATGGAATTCGTACACCTCTTTGGTACGCTGCTGACGGAACAAAGTTTGACATGACCCAGTCTTTTGATGTACTGTGTGATTGTGTTTTGCCTGTGTTTCGTGCATTTGCCCCTCCGGGGGAGTCTGAACGTGTTGAGTCTTGTCTGTCCGACATAGTTCAGTGCTTATTACGTGATATCAACGGTGGTGTCGTATTTCTTGATAAGAATAACAAGAGTGGGGGTGCTTTTACTATCCACGTCAACATGATTCTTCAGGGTGTCATCATGGAGTATTTTAAGCTTAAGGAGGGTTATAGCAACCCACTTAACTACATGCTCTGTGGTGACGACAATATACTCTGTAAAGAAGATGATGGCGTTGATCCTTTTAAGTATTACCCAGATTTCGGTATAATTCTGAAGTATGTGAACACATCTTCCGAATTATCGAACCTTGAATTCTTGTCTAAGCAGTTCGAGCAGACCGTTCGAGGTTACGTGCCTGTGGTTAACGTCACTAAACATTTGTGCAGTCTTAAGTATGAGGATACTACCAATACGGGTTTGTTTTTGCAGAAATGCAACTCACTCGTACTTGAGAGTGCGTACAGTCCCAATGTCGAGTTACTCGACAAGATTCGGAAGTACGTTCGTCCTCAACTAAACTCTGACATGATTGTAAGTGCCGTCGACAGGTTGTCAGCGCTGTCTGGTTGGCGCAGTATCGGTGCGTGTAAGGCTTTGTATCATACTCAGCCCGAGTCCATTCATACAGAAATAGAAAATGAAAC